GGGGAGAAGGACCTGGCCGGCAGAGTGCTCGGCAAGACGCTTGATGAATGGCCGGAGGAAGAATTCAGCAGACCGCTCGGTTACCAGGAAAGCGCAAAGAGTGCTGAAGCAGAAGCCGGAGCGCTGCTCCCTGAACTGCAGGAAGCCGTCGAGACATTGAAGCAGATCACTGAAAGGAGGTGAACACTTCGTGCCGAGAGAGCTTAAAAATGCCAAGATCAATTTCGTCAGTTATGTCGACAAAGCGGCGAACAAAAAGAAATTTTTTATGACGAAGTCGAGTGAACCGCCGACATTTCAAAAGGAAGTCAAGCTGATTGCAAAAGCCGAGGATGAAAAGAAGCTCGTCTACGGCGTGGTCTACGAGCCGGACGTTGCGGATGCCCACGGCGATTTTATGACGGCTGACGAAATCCAAAAAGCCGCCCACGGTTTTCTGAAAAATGCCCGGAAGATCGACAAGGATCACAATTTCCAGGGAGGCGTCGGAGAAGTCGTGGAGTCCTATGTTGCGCCGGCTGATTTTGAAGTAAACGGCGAAACGATTGTGAAAGGCTCTTGGGTGCTGGTGACAAAAGCCGGCGATGAGATCTGGGAACAGATTAAAAAAGGAAGCATCACCGGCTACAGCATGGCGGGCACTGCCGAAACTGTCGAACACCCGCCCCGCGCCGGCTCTGATGAGACCGGCAGTTTCTTTCAGCTGTTTAAGCAGTTTTTTGCCGGCGACAAACAAAAAACGGGAGAGGAAGAAAAAAAGATGAAACGATCAGAAGTTCAAGGAACGATTGAAGCCGTCTTGGCTCCGCTTCTCAAACGTCTTGACGATTTGGAAGGAGATAAAGCGGCGGACGAAAAAGAGCAGCAGACAGACCAGGATGCACATGTGAAGGAAATCGTCGAGGACATGCTCGCCCCTCTGATTGCGCGCATCGAAGCACTCGAAAAGATGAGAGGTGCCTCAAAGCAGGCAGCGGCTGAAAAAGAAGGAGAAGAAGAAGTTAAAAAATCGATTTGGAGCGGATTGCTTTAATTTGGAGGAGGAAGAACATGAGAAATCAAGAGATTATTCGTAAAGCCGAGATGTCGCTTGCGACGTTGAAAAGCGGAGGATTAATGAATCCGGCGCAGGCTTCTGCATTTATTCGCATGGTGCAAAACACGCCGACAATTTTCAGCGAATCACGTGTGATTCAAATGGAAAACGACTCGCAAAAATTTGAAAAAATCGGTTTTGGCCAGCGGATTTTAAGAGCGGCTGATGAAGGTAAAGCATTGGCGAAGGACCAATTAACCGCACCGGTGACCAGCACGGTTGAACTGAATGCGAAAGAAGTCATTGCCGAAGTCAACATTACTTATGACACGCTCGAAAATAACATTGAAAAAGACGGCCTTCAACAGACGCTGATGCAAATGCTGGCGGAACGGGCCGCTGTGGATATTGAAGAACTGATCGTCAACGGTGATGTTGCGTCTTCAGATCCATACCTTGCTCAACTTGACGGAATCCGGAAGCAGTCCGTCTCTCACATCGTCGATGCAGGCGGGGAGCAAATCAGCCGACAGCTTTTCAAACAGGGACTGAAAGCTGTTCCGGCAAAATATATGCGCGTTCCGCAGGAATTCAGATTCTACACATCGCTCGGTCAGGAGATCGAATGGAAAGACCGCGTCGCAGACCGTCAAACCACTCTCGGGGATGCGGCTGTACAGGGCGGGCTTTCAACCGCTTTTGGCGTGCCTGTTAAAGGGGTCTCAAATATTCAGCCGTATGCGTACGGAGAAGGAGATGCAGCCGCCGAAGCATCAGACATTATTTTGACGCATCCGAAAAATATTATTCTCGGTTTCTCGCGCAATATCAGAATTGAAGTCGATAAAGACATTCGCGCGCGCAAATTTATCATTGTCCTGACGGCAAAACTGGACAGCAAATTCGAAGAAGAAGACGCGGTTGCAAAAATCGTCAATGTAAAAGAGTAAATGCCTGAGTCCGAACGTTTTCACTGAAAGCATCGCCAATCGGCGGGAAACGAGTCCGAGCACAAGCGAAAGCGCCCCGGACAACAGCTAAAAGCTCTGGAAGGATGTGATGAACATGCTGATCACGCCCGACGATATCATTCAATATTCCGTTATTGAAGCCGTGAAAAACCGACCGCAGGAATTGCTGCGGCAGGATATCCTTGAAGCCGAAGCGGAAGCCGAGCAGATCACGGGGCATCGTTTTACAGATGAAAAATATGATCCGCTGCCGGAAAAGGCAAGGCTCGCTTTGCTGCAGCTGGCACAGTACTTTGCATTGAAAAACGGTGATGAATCGCTTTTGAAAGGCTACAAATCTGAGAAATTGGGTGACTACTCCTATACGCTCTCAAGAAGCGGTGGCCTGGCGAAGCCCGACGTCTATAAACTGCTCGAAGAATTTATTCTTGATTATGAATCTGTCCGATTCAAGGTGCGGCCGCTATGAGCTACAAAAGTCTATTAAGCGACCGTTGCGATATCTATCATTTAAAGGAAGATCATGCAGAGGAAGCAAGGTACGGCATTCCCGCGCCAAACCTGCAGCCGATTCGCACATACGGGGAAACACCCGATCTTCAAAACGTTCCCTGCTATTTTACGGAAAAAAATCAGTCGATCGTCCAGCAAGATCCCGAACAGGTCATTTATCATTCATATTTGGCCCATTTTCCGGCGGATGCAGATGTGCGCCTTCACGATCTTGCGGTCTGGAACGGTGTCAGCTACACGCTCCAGCAGCCGCGCAACATCAAAGGCCATCACCTGGAAGTCTTAGCGGTCAGGGATGAAAAACTATGAAAATCAAAGGATTGAAACAGCTATCGCGGACGTTGGAAAAAGCGGGGCAGAGCGGCTTTCGAACTGAAGCTGCCAAGTGGCTTGAACAGACGGGAACCGATTTTTTAGATCTGGTCCGCGACGAAATCGTACGCGCCGGATCGATTGATACCGGCAGCCTTATGCGCTCTTTCAAGCGAGGGGCTGAAGGGAACATATGGGAAATCGAAAAAGGCGGACTCACGCTTGAAGTCGGGACGGAGTTAGAGTACGCCTCATTCGTAAATGACGGCCATTGGACAGGCGGAAAAGAGGAAGTCAGGTGGATTCCGGGACAATGGCACAGCGGCCGATTTCAATACGATCCCGTTTCTTCGTCCGGCATGGTTTTAAAACGGCAATGGGTAAAGGGAACAGGCTATTGGGAGCATGCGCTTTACATATTTGAGCGTTTATTTGAAAAACGCCTGAATGAAGAGCTGCAAACATGGCTGAATTCCCTTTAAGGAGGTGAAGCTTTGAACGACGAAACGGGATCTGTTATGAATTTCTTTTATCAAGTCTTTCCTGTCGTCTGTTATGAAAAGGAAATACCCGACCATTTTCAAATACCGTCGCTATATTTTCCTCCCCCTTCTGTTTTTGATGAAAATGATACAGTTTCAACATTTAAAAAAGTCTTCACCCTGAATGTGAAACTGTTTCACCATGATTCACAGCAGGCCCACGATCATGCCGAGCGCATTGCAGACGCCGTAAGGGAAGCGCGACACATCATCCCGCTCATTGACCGGTCGGGTAAAGACACGGGAGACAGCTTGAGGATCAGCCAGATCGAGACGAGGATAGGGGATTCCGGCACCGCGTCCATTATTATTCAATGGAACAGCCGCTACTGGTACAAACGGGAAAACGAACTTTCTCTGGAAACAATCGATTTTACAAACGGGGTGAAATAATTGACAGTCAGCAAAAAAACAAAGACCGAAGCAAAAAAGGCGCCTCTTGAGGAACGAGAAGCGCTGTTCTACATCGAGGATCTGAGGGAGCACGCGAAAGAGCTTTTCGGCATTAAACCGGAAGTTCTCGACGGTGCTCTTTTTCATGTGAAAGAAGAGCAGATTTCAAAGCTTGAGGCAAGTCAGCTTATTCAAACATTTTTAGCCAAGGAGGTCATGAATTAATGAACGGCGGAACATTTACACCAGGCAAAGAAAAAGATCGTGCCGGCATTTATTTTAATTTTAAAACGACAGCAGAGGAGCGGGTTTCCGTCGGGGAGCGCGGCACAGTTGCCCTTCCTGTCGTCATGAGCTGGGGGGAGCCGAAATCATTCGTATCGATTTCCAGCATTGAAGATTTAAATAAAAAAGTGGGATTGAACATCGATGATCCGTCTCTTCTGCTTTTCCGCGAAGCGAAGAAAAACGCACAGACCGTTTTGCTGTACCGTCTGAACACAGGAGCGCCGGCGAAAGCCCAAATCGGCGAAACGCTGAGTGTAACGGCAAAATACGGGGGCGAGAAAGGGAACGACATTTCAATCCGCATTTCCGAAAATGTGCTCGATTCTAAAAAGTTTGATGTCACAACCTTTGTCGGAACAGATGAAGCTGACCGACAAACCGTCAAAACGGCAGAAGAGCTTACCGCAAATGCGTACGTCGCGTTTCAAGGGGAAGGCGCGCTTGAACTGACAGCGGGCACAAAACTGGAAGGCGGAGAGAACGGAACAGCAAGCGTTGCCGATTACACCGCGTTTTTAGATGCGGCCGAAACGGAATACTTCAATACGATCGCACTTCCGGTTGCAGACAATGAACAGCTGAAAGCCACTTTTGCCGCTTTCATCAAACGCCTCCGCGATAAGCAGGGCCAGAAAGTCCAAGGCGTAGTCGCCGATTATGCCGGAGACGATGAAGGCATCATCAATGTAACGGGAGGCGTCGTGCTGGAAGACGGCACAGAAATCACGCCTGAAAAAGCGACGGCATGGGTTGCCGGAGCAAGCGCAGGCGCGACTTTTAACCAGTCGCTGACATTTGTCGAATACGAAGGAGCTGTTGATGTTCTGAACCGTCTGGATGAAGATCAGGTCATCGAACGTCTGAAAAAAGGCGAGTTTTTATTTACGTTTGATGCACGCGATCAATCGGTCAGTGTCGAAAAAGACATCAACTCTTTAACGAGTTTCACTGCCGACAAAAACAAAAAATTCTCGAAAAATAAAATCATCCGCGTCCTTGACGGAGTTAACAATAATTTGACCCGCGAATTAAAGGCTTTAATCAAAGCGCGAAAAGCAAGCGGCAGCGACATTCCTGCTTCTGACGACGGTTTGCAGTACGTCAAAACGCTGATCATTCAGTATATGACGGCGCTTCAGGAAGCCGGCGGCATTACCGGTTTTGATTCTGAAAGCGATATTGCCATCACACTGAATGAAGACCGCGACGGGTTTTTAATCGATTTGGCCGTTCAGCCGGTTGATGCAGCAGAAAAATTCTACTTTAATGTGGAGGTAAAATAATATGGCATTAAAAGCGCAAAACACGATTTCCGGAAAAGAAGGCCGTCTTTTTCTCGACGGACAAGAGATGGCTCATATCAAAACATTTGAGGCAAACGTCGAAAAGAATAAAGCCGAAGTCAATATTATGGGCCGCCGCATGACGGGCCACAAGACAACAGGTGCAAACGGCACGGGAACGGCGACATTTTATAAAGTCACGTCTCAATTTGTCACATTAATGATGAACTATGTAAAAAAAGGCGAAGATCCGTATTTCACGCTCCAGGCCGTCCTTGACGACCAGTCATCAGGCCGCGGAACGGAACGTGTCACACTGTATGATGTGAATTTTGACTCGGCCAAAATCGCCGGCCTTGACGTCGATTCAGAAGCGCTGGAAGAAGAAGTGCCGTTCACATTTGAAGATTTTGACGTTCCTGAAAAACTGAAAGATACGTTTTAAAAAAGAGCCCCGTATCCCGCTTTTCAAACATAGGCTAGTAGTCAGGACATATAACACCAAGCACTCTCGTCAAGCCGAGGGTGCTTTTTCATTTAAAAATTGAATGTTAAAGGAGCAAGCAGACATGAGCGAAAAACAAGAAGAAAAAGTATATGATTTATCCTTTTTTATGCCGGGACACACCGTTGAAGCCGAAGAAATCAAAGTGCCGATCTCAAAGCGGTTCGTCGATAAAAAGGGCAATGTCATTCCGTTTGTGTTTAAGCCGATTACAACCGAGCGCATTGACGAGCTTGAAAAAGAAAATACGACTTATAAAAACATCAAAGGCAGGGGCCGCGTCAAGGATCTCGACACCCAGCGCTTTTACGCCCGAATCGCCATTGAATCGACGATCTATCCTGATTTCCGTTCAAAGGAATTAAGAGAAGCCTATCAAACGGCCGACCCGGTCGAAGTAGCCAAACGCGTTCTGTCAGTCGGAGGGGAATATGCGAACTGGCTCAACAAAGCGATTGAAATCAACGGCTTTGAAGACGATCTTGAAGATCTGGAAGAAGAAGCAAAAAACTAATCAAGGATGGGAATAAAGAAGCGGTGTATCTCTATTTTGCGATGCACGAACTTCACTATTCTCCATCCCAGCTCCGGGAGCTGTACGAAGCCCCAAAACCGTTTAAAGCATTTTTATACGGACTCATCAGCTACAAACTTCAAATCTTGGAAAAAGAAGCGCGGAAAGGAGGTACATAATCCATGGCAAAACTGACGGCACGTTTTGAACTTGAAGACCGGGTATCTAAGAAGCTGCGAAGGATTCAGAAGGGGTTTAAAGACCTGGAAAAAAGACGAAAAAAACTCAGCCGCCCGTTCGCAATGAAAATAAAAACGAAAACAGCAGAGAAAACATTGAAAAAACTTAATGTTTTCTTAAAAGCCAACCTGAAATCATGGCAGCTTGAAATTTCAGCAGTCGATAAGGCCGGCAAAACCATCGACAATATTTCAAATCAGCTTAAACAAAAGCTGCCTGACAACTATCAATTTTCAATTGTAATAAATGATCAGGCAACACCGGGCATTCAAAAGATCAGAAGCATCATGTCTGAATTGTCATCAGCTGAATACTTCTTAACTGCAGCCGTTAATGACCGAGTCACCCCGGCTGTTCAAAAAATTTCCGGCTACATGAAGGGTGCATTGCAAAAAGGATACTCTGCAACGCTCTATGTCATTGATAAAATCACCCAGACAGCCAGCAGGATTTCCTCCTATTTGAAAAATCATTTAGCAAGGGAATATCAAGCCACCCTTACGATTAACGACCAGGCGACCGGGAAATTGAATGCTTTGCAAAAAAAGCTTAACAGCATTGAGGCTAAACGTATCCTTAAAATTGACGCAATTGTAAAAACGGAACAAAAAGAAGACAAAAAAGATTCGGATGGGAAAGCTGAGGCCATATGGACTGAAATTCTAAAGGCGGGTAAAAGTAAATTTGTTGAATGGGTGAAGGGGCTTCCCGAGAAGATTTGGGACAAATCATTTGATGCCATTCTCGGTAAGGTGTTTAAAGGTGAAGAAAGTGGAGGCGGTTGTTGCTGCTGTGGTGGAGGCGGAGGTTCTATAATCAATGAACCTGCAACAAGCAGCAGGCCAGGAAGTGAAGAAACCTCCACTAATGGAGAAACAAGACCGGGAAGAAACAGATCCGGCGGCAAGTTTATGAAAGGTCTTCGAAAAGTGGGGAAAGTTGGAGGCAAAGCCCTCCCATATGCTGGAGCGCTTTTATCAGCGACTGAGTTAATGGATATGAACAAAGAAAACGCAGGCGAAAAAGTCGGTTCGGCAGGCGGAGGAATTGGCGGCGGTTTAGCTGGCGCAGCAGCAGGTGCTGCAATTGGCACAGCTATTCTCCCTGTGGGGGGGACGGCAATCGGCGGGGCCATTGGAGGTATGGTCGGAAGCTTGGGCGGCTCAAGTATCGGTGAATATTTCGGGAAGATGTTCGATGACAACGGCGGTGTCGAGAAAGCGTGGAATACGATAAAAGATAAATCGGCTGAGGCACTCGGAGCCATTCAAGAAAACTGGTCGATGATAGCAGGATGGTTTACAGATAACGTCTGGAATCCTGTTGTCGGCAAGGTGGTCGAAGTAGCGACAGGGATCTGGAATCAGCTGACCACAGCCTGGACGATGATTCAGGAAACATTCATGACAGTTGCGGGCTGGTTTGCGGAAAATGTCTGGAATCCGGTTGTCGGCAAGGTGATCGAAGTAGCGACAGGGATCTGGAATCAGCTGACAACAGCCTGGACGATGATTCAGGAAACATTCATGGTGGTCGCCGGCTGGTTCGCAGAGAATGTATGGGATCCTGTTGTCAGCAAGGTGATTGAAGTAGCGACAGGGATCTGGAATCAGCTGACAACAGCCTGGACGATGATACAAGAGACATTCACGGCGGTCGCCGGCTGGTTTGCGGAAAATGTTTGGAATCCCGTAGTTTCAAAAGTCATTGAAGTGGCAACTGGGATTTGGGATCGTTTTCAATTCACCTGGAACATGATCAAAAGAGTTTGGGGCGCGGTTTCCTCATGGTTTATAAATACGGTTTGGAATCCGATAAAAAATACGTTTTCAACCGTAAAAGAAGCCATTGGAGAAAAATTTCAAGCGGCCAAAAAAACGGTAACAGACATTTGGGAAGGCGTCGCCGGCTGGTTTGAGAAAAATATTCAAAAGCCAATTGTAAAGATTGCCGGATTGATCAGCGACGGTTTTGAGAAAGCATTCGGATGGGTAGGTAAAATATGGGATAAAGTTGGCGGCGGTATTGATGCTGTCATCAACTTCATGACAGGAGATAATCCTGATAAAAATGCAACAGGCGGCTACATCACAAAACCGACCATCTCCTGGATCGGTGAAGCCGGAAACGAATTTGTCATCCCGACGGAAAACAACCGGGGCCGCGGGAAGATGCTGCTTGCCCAGGCAGCGACCAAGCTCGGCATGCGCGTTGTTGACGATATGGGGGCCGCGGCGGGAGACGGGGGAGCTTCTTCTCCGGTTTCAAGCACCGCTTCATATTCGGCTTCTGTGTCGCCTGCTGTCGGCGTCGGGAATATAACGGCAGAGGCGCAGGCTTTCGGTCGGGAATTCACCGGCGGCTTTGACAAAGGGATTGGCTCAAACGCTCCTTCCCTTGATCAATGGAAGCAAAAAAACATCAGCAAGCCGTTTAGCAGCCTGCCGGCAGAATCGTCTAATTACGGAAAACAGGCGGTCGCCGGGTTCGCTTCCGGGCAAAATACTACCGCGACCGGAACGGGCGGTTTTCTTCAAGCAAAAGTAAATGCGCCTTATCAAACAACGGTGAAGACGTCATCTTCCTGGGGCGCAAATACAGTCAAAAACTTCGCTTCCGGGCAAAATGCAACACCGACCGGGACATCGCAGTATGTTGATAAAAATATCAACAAGCCGTTCCTTGATTCGAAACAGTCGGCTGCAGGCTGGGGATCAGGAATGGTCGGACACTTTATCAGCGGCATGAATGGAAAAGGCAGCGAAGTTTCTCAAGCTGCAAACAACTTGGCGAAAAAAGTGGAAAAAGCGTTTCGCGAAGAGCTGGATATTCATTCTCCGTCCCGGGTTATGATGAATCTCGGGCGTTTTGCGTCGGTCGGGATTGTCAAAGGTTTAAGTTCTGTCGATGTCAAAAGTTTTGCGGAAAAACAAGCGGGCTCACTGGCTGCTGCGTTTTCCGGAATCGGCGCCGTCGGCGGAAATGTAAAGTCGTGGCTGATGCAGGCGATCATGGCTACCGGTTCACCGGCGTCGTGGCTGCAGCCGCTTTCTGTCATTGCTCAAAAGGAATCCGGCGGAAATCCGCGCGCCTCTAACGGCTGGGACATTAACGCCAAGCGGGGAGACCCGAGCAGAGGTTTGATGCAGACGATCGGCCAAACGTTTAATGCGTACAAAGGAAAAGGAATGAATGATATTTTCAATCCTGTTCACAACGCGGTAGCGGCCATCAATTACATCAAATCACGATACGGGTCGCCATTTAACACGCCGGGGATTAAAAGCATGGCAAGAGGCGGAGCTTATAAAGGCTATGCCAACGGCGGCCTGATCACCAGCGAGCAGATCGCCCGCGTGGGTGAAGGCGGCAAGCGCGAATGGATCATTCCCGAAGAGCGCGGCATCCGCGGCAGATATTTGCTTCAACGGGCTGCAGGCGCGCTCGGAATGGAAGTGCATAACCCCGCTGAAGGATCCGGTTCCATTTCAAGCGGTCAGGCGGCTGCAGCCACCGCAGGCGGGGCCCGATCCCGGCAGCCGGCTGGAAACGGCGCCAAAGAAGTCAACATCTATATTACCGGCGACAATCATTATCACAGTGAGCGCGACCAGGAAACATTGATTGCGAAAATCAAGCGCGCTCTTGTCGATGAGCTTGAACGGGATATCCATATTGGGACGAAAGGAAGCGTAGCTTATGACTAAATCCGTGTACGAATTTTGGCTGACGCAAGGAAAGGAAAAGCTGCGCCTCCCTGTGCTTCCCGAGCAGCTTGACGTCAGCAATAATCTTGCGAACGAGTCTGTAAAGGTGTCAAAGTTCGGCGAGGTTACATTTATCAATGAACCGGGAGCAAAGACGATTTCATTTTCGTCTCATTTTCCGAAAAAGTATTCTCCGCTTGCGGAATATAAAGGGTTTCTTTCACCGGAGAACGCGATTCTCAAAATCGAGAAGTGGATAAAAGCAAAAAAACCGGTTCAATTTCTCGTCACGGGCACGAAGATCAATTTCACATGCAGCATCGAAAACTTTTCGCATCGTGAGGGTGAAAAGGATATCGGTGACCGGGATTTTGATCTCACATTAAAAGAGTATCAAACAGCATCACCTCGGAAGATCAAGCAAAAAAAGAAAACGAAGAAAAAACGGCCGTCCAAACCGGCTCCCAAAATGTACACCGTCAAAAAAGGCGATACGCTCTGGCACATCGCAGGCCGTTTTTACGGAAACAGCCAGGAATGGCGGAAAATTTGGAACGCGAACAAACAGGCGATGATCAAACGAAGCAAGCGAAACATCAAACAGCCGGGGCACTGGATTTTTCCGGGGCAAAAGCTGAAAATACCATAAAACGATGCGCCGGGTGAACCGGCGTTTTTCTGTTAAATCAAAAGCAGGGGATAGCGATGATCGAATTATTTGTCATAAAAGAAAGCGAATGGTATGAACTTGTCACCGAAAGCGTCACATTGGAAGGAGAAAGGTACCAGGCGCCTCGTTCGATCGAAGCGTCGATTGTGATCAAGCAGGGAAGCCATAAATATTACAGCGTGCAGGAAGGCGCTACCGTTTTATTTAAATGGAAAGGAAAAGAACTGTTTCGCGGAATTGTGTTCAGCAGGGTGCCGAAAGAATATACGCTTACGTTTAAAGCGTACGACATGCTTCAGTACTTGGTGAAAAACCAGGATGTCTATGTATTCTCGAACAAAACGGCCGCTGACATTGTCAAACGAATTGCGAACGATTTTCAAATTCCCAAAGGCGCGATCGCAAGCACCGGACATACGATTAAATCACTCGTCTTTAAAGACAATACGAGCCTGTATGACATCATCTTAAAAGCGCTGAGGGAAACAAAAAAGCAAACCGGAAAAAACTATCGGCTGTATGCCGAAAAGGGAAAGCTGTGTTTAAGAGCGTGGCCCGAACCGGAGAATATCTGGGTTTTGGAAACAGGTGTGAACATTACCGATTACGCTTACAGTACGTCAATTGATGAAACAGCAACCCGGGTGAAACTGAGAAAGCAGAAAGATAACAAAACCTATACCGCATCAGCCAGCGATGAAGCCGGTATGAAAAGATTCGGCGTTCTCCAGTACACAGAAACGGTTTCGGATGATATTAACGAGGCGCAGCTGCGCGACCGGGCGAAGAAGATACAGGCTGAAAAGAAAGGCGTCAAAAAAGAGCTGAAGAGCATACAGGCGCTCGGCATACCGGAAGTCCAAAGCGGACTGCCGGTTTATATATCGATTCCGGAAGCGGGAATTAAAGAAACCTATTGGGTTGATAAAGATAAACACGATTTTGCAGGGACAAAGCATGTGATGACGATTGATGTCGTCGCGAAAAATACAATACCTGAAGGAGCGACTTCATGAAATTAAGCGATGCGATAAAAGAGCTGGCTCTTGGAGCCGTAAACGCTGAATCGCCTGTTGATGTCATGCCGGCTGAAGTCGTGTCCGCTTCTCCGCTCAAGCTGAAGCTCCGCAATCATGATAAATTGGTGATCCCCTCCGACTTACTGGTGGTGGCCAGGCATTTGACAGAACATACGGAACAGATCCGGATTGACGGAGAAGACAAAACGATTCGCTTTTACAGCCAATTGCATGCCGGCGACCACGTGATGATTGCCGCCATGCCTGGAGGGCAGTCGTTTTTCGTGATAGACAGAGTGTAGGAGTAGGAGGTGGCTCGGATGGCTCTTTCACCGGAAGTATCTTTTGAAGATATCGAGGATGACAGCGAAGTGATTGAGACTTCAAAAACGTACAAAATTGATTTTGAAACGGGCAGGATGACGGGTGATATGATTTCAGGACTCGAAGCGGTCGAACAAATGGTTTACATGGCGCTGAGAACTGAGCGTTACACATATGCCGTTTACAGCCATAATATCGGAAATGAACTGCAGGAGGTTCTTTCAGATCATGAAACGACCGACGCTTATAAAGAAATGGAGATACCGAGACTGATTGAGGAAGCCCTCATATATGACGACCGAATTTCTGCGGTAACTGATTTCGAGATTGAGCGTCAAGGCGATGCCTTCCATGTGTCTTTTTCGGTTGAAACCGATGAAGGGACATTGGAAATCGAGGAGGTGATAGGGGAAGATGTTTGAAAACCAGACATTTGAAGAGATCATGGAACGCATGCTTGAGCGGATTTCAGATGAAATTGACAAGCGTGAAAACAGCGTCATTTGGAATGCGCTTGCCCCGGCAGCTGCCGAGCTGGCGCTTTCTTATATTTGGCTTGATCAAGTGCTGAATTTGGTTTATGCGGATACGGCTGAGGGCGAATATTTGGACAGAAGGGCGGCTGAGGCCGGTCTTGAGCGCTATCAAGCGTCCAAAGCCATTTGGTCAGCAGCCTTTACGGATGGCGTATCGGTTCCCCCCGGAACCCGCTTCTTTCTGGAAGACTTATATTTTACCATGCTCGAAGACGGCAAGCTTGAATGTGAAACGGCCGGGACAAAAGGAAACGCCAATCTGTCTGGGCGGCCTTTACTTCCGCTCGATACCATTCCAGGGCTTGAAAAGGCGGTTATGGGAAGTCTTGAAATTCCCGGCCGTGATGAGGAGACGGATGAATCGCTGTATGAAAGGTATTTGATCCGCGTCCGCCGCGAAGCGGTCAGCGCGAATCAGATGCATTACAAACAATGGGCCGAAGAAGTGGACGGCGTGGGCAAAGCGAAGGTCTTTCCGCTGTGGAATGGCGAGGGAACCGTAAAGGTTGTCATTACAAACGCGAAAATGGAACCTGCCTCTGATGCATTAATCGAAAGAGTCAAGCAATATATCGATCCCGATCCGGGAAAAGGGGAAGGTATGGCGCCGATCGGAGCTTATACTGCGGTTGAAAGTGCGGTCTGGAAAGACGTCAGCATATCTGCAAAAATCATTCCTGATTCAGGCCGGACGATCGATGAAGCCAAACAGGAAATTGCAGAAAAAATCACAGAGCTGTTTAAAGAAATGGCCTTTAAAGAAAGCGTCATCCGTCTCTCGCAAATCAACAACATGATCTATGAATCGTCCTCTGTCAGTGACTATTCGGAAGTCTTCATCAACGGGGAAGCGAAAAATCTGCAGTTGACAGAAACGGAAATTCCAAAGCTGGGGCAGGTGACCATCATTGAGCAAGATTGATGAAATGGCTTTTCATCTGCCGCCATACTTGACGGAAATCCGGGAGATCCAAGACATTTTAGCGGCCGAGGCGCCCGAATTTGAGAAGCAAAATCAAGAGATTTTCGATATAACAGACCAGCTTTTCGTCACGACGGCCACATGGGGGCTGGACAGGTGGGAAAAGATTTTGAATGTCAGACGCGAGGCTTCAGACGGCGTTGATATTCGAAGGGCGCGACTGTTAACCAAGATGTCCAATATTCCGCCGATTACTGCGCGCTCGATCGAGCGCGCGGTTAATGCTTTTTTAAAACAGCCGTCCGCCTCCGTCAGACTGACGGCCGGACGGTATCATTTTTTGCTGAGCGTAAACGGTGAAGATCTGCAGTTTATACCTTCGATTATTCAAACCGTCAATCATATGAAGCCCGCCCATTTGGCTTATACATTCCGGGGCGGGTTTCATTATGAATATCGGCCGCCGAAAAGCATTCATAACAGACTTGTTTTAAGAAGCAAAAACGGATTTTTCGGTACGATACCGGTTTATTTGGACGGACAGTATCTGCTTGATGATTCATTCTACTTGAACGGTTTTCGAGAAATCGACGGTCTGCCCCGCAGGTTTAAACAGCAGCTCACACTGCGCCACAAGAAGCGGCAATACATCCGGTCCGCCTCGAGCTTGACGATAAAGGCGACCGCTGAAAACCGGCGGAAACAGCAAACAAAAGCAGGCATGAAAACCGGCATTACCAATCAAAACAAACAGATCCAGTCCTTCAAAATCAGCTGCAAATGCGAGCATGAATTTAAGCAAGCAGGCGCGCTAGAAATGAGGGAGAAGTGGTGGACGTTAAACGGCGCATTTTTGCTCAACGGAACGAAGCAGCTGGCAGCAGCGGCGCAAAAAATCGCATTGTAAAGGAGAAATCAAAATGGCACAACAATTAACAGTGACAACGCTTTATGCGAGACAGCAAATGGCAAAAGCACGGGCTGAGGGGGGCAAGCTCACCAAAATCACAAAAATGGCTTTCGGAAACGGAGGTACAAACGATAAAGGTGAACCCGTTGCTTTACAGGGCAACGAACAGGCGCTGAAAAACGAACTCTTGCAAAAGGAAATCGACGGCTTTGTCTTCATGGAGCCGGCGAAAGTCCGCTATACATGCACTTTGGGAGAAAGCGAACTGGCAGGAGAGACGATCAACGAGCTTGCCCTTGTCGATGAAGCCGGAAAATTCACAGCGGTCAGAACGATGACAGACAAGCAAAAAGACGGCGACATCGAGTTCGTCTTCGAAATCGACGACATTTATTAAAGGAGCTGAAACAAGGTGGACATCCAAAAACCGAGACGCTTTGAAACAACAGACCGCGCCCATGCCGATTTATTTAACGAAGCGATAGATCAGCTGAATGTGAACGATGAACGGATTGCAAAGCGGGCTGAGGAAGCTGAAGAAAAGGCTAAAACGTATACTGATGCGCATGCCAGCGACCATTCGATTCACATCACTGACAAAGAACGGGAAAAATGGAGCGCAGGGCAGTTATATAAATTAACCGAAAATAACGGAAAAGTCTTTTACAGAGGCAGTTCAGAAACAACAGATTTTAACACTTTGACAGAGACAGGCATGTATCTCATCTATAATGAAGGAATCAACTCACCACCTTCATCAAATCGGATATTTTTGCTTGTCATGAGCTTCGGCAATACTTTAGTTCAGGCTGCTTATGAATCGTACGAAGGGAAACAGTCGTATTTTAGATTTAGAAAATCCGATTCAACAACATGGACGCCATGGCAGACCCAAGAAACGACTAATGGTGCGCAAGCCAAGGTTGATGCTCATGAACGAAATACAAATCTCCATGTGAATGAAGATGAACGGGAAAAATGGAACAATGCACAGTTATATAAAATTACAGATAGTAATGGAACGCGCACAAAACTGCCGGACGGAACGGATTTGTTAACGCTGCCGACAGGTTTTTATTATGCTATGGGCCATGTTGTTCAAAACAACCCTGTAGAAAACGACGACTCCTGGTTCAATTACGATGTAATTGAAACCGGTGCCGGAAGAAAGACGATACAAGCTTGGCGAAGCTATGACAACTCATTATGGTTAGGGACAATACACACTGACGGCATTTTCAAAGGCTGGAAAAAAGTGATGACAGTTGAAGACTTTAATAAAAGAACATATGTAGATACTTATGATCATGAACATTCTTCTGTTTCTGCGTCGGAGAATATTCCGACAAAATTAGTGTTTGGCGTCACAAGAGCTGATCATTTAGAAGAGTATAATATATCAAATTCGGAAATAACTTTAAAAAATAGCGGTCTTTATTTAATAAGGCTGTATGTTACTAGCAAAAACATTACGGTTAATTCAGAGAATATATTAAGTTGTTATGTCGGAGGAAAAGAGTATCAAAGACTGGGAACCTGGTACCCCGCAACAACAGATAATACATGTGTACTTTTTCTGCAACAAAAATTTGCAGCGGGTGATAAAGTTACTTTTTACATTACGCCAAGGAATACTGGGAAGGCTATAACCATTGCGACTGCATATGTCACCATGTCCCAAATTGGATAAGCAACATTTTATTTAATATGAAGACATATGGAAAGTGTATAAAGATTGGAGTGGAACTATTCGTTGACGATCTTAAATGAAACAAACATCTTTGAGAATGAGTTGAATGGAATTAAGGCTGATCAAAAATCACTCGAACAGCGCGTCAGCACACTCGAACGAACATCAGACCGCCACGATCAGCAAATCATCTCAATTAACGAAAAACTGAACAAAATCGAAGAGAATACAACTTGGATCAAGCGCAGCATCACAGGCGCGATCATTACAGCGGTCAGCACCGGCATCATCGGCGGAGCGATCGCTGTTTTTTATAATTTATTGCAGAGATAAGGGAGGACAAGATGATGAAACATATCGACAAAGGCACGGTCGTCAGAACGGTGCTTCTTTTTATTGCGTTAGTCAATCAGACGTTGATCATGTTTGGTAAGCCGGTTTTGCCGATTGGTGAAGATCAGATTAATACATTGGCGGACGCTCTGTATGTGGCCGGGTCTGCGGCTTTTACAATTACCGCATCACTTATTGCATGGTATAAAAATAATTATATTACGAGCAGAGGTCGGAGGCAGAAAGAAACCCTTAAAGAACAAGGCATATTAAAAAAATAATCGCTATTGTACTGCTGCTTCCCTTCGTATATCCTTAAAAAAGGAGGGAAGCCTGTTGATAGAAAAAGACTTGAAAATAAGTAACATTAAAGGATTGCTAATATTTTTAGTAGTCTTTGGACATTTAATCGAATTGTATAAGGGCAATTACTATCAAATCTTTGTATTGATTTATGCTTTTCATATGCCTCTATTTATTTTTATAAGCGGTTTTTTAGCCAAAAGAGCAACAGTAAGCAAAATAATCAACTTCTTTATATTGTATATTATTTTTCAATCATTTTTTGATTGGTACTTATATTTTATAGGTGATTACAAAACCTTGCAGTTTCATTTTGGTAAACCCCAATTTCATTTATGGTATATCGTAAGCATGATTTTTTGGTATGCTTTGGCGTGGGGTATCCATCAATTAAGACCAGGAAAAGTTGGCAAGACTATTATCTTTCTGATTGTTTTTGCACTTAGTTTTTATTCGCGCTGGTATACTGAACCTGTCGTCGAGTTTATAAAGGAAATATATCCGAATTTCACCTCGTATACACTCAGTTTTCAGCGTACAATTTCTTTTGCTCCGTTTTTCTTTGCGGGATTTTTCATTTCTAAAAATAAATTGAGAATGATTTATGAATCAATCCCAGAGAATATTGCAAAAGGGTTATTTGTGGTTACAGCGGTTGCAGCTATTTTCTATATTCAATACACTCCTAATTTGGAATCATTATTCAGAGGAAGTTTCGGAATGGAGCGATTCTTAAATGAAGGAGAGCGTTACCATGCAAAAATAATGTTGCATTATTTATTATCTGGGGGGCTTTGCTTACTTATATTAACGAGTGTAAAGGGAGAAAAAAGTGTTTTAACAAAATGGGGAGATCATTCCATTTCCATTTTTTTGTTCCATCCTGTCTTTGTATTTTTATTGAGAAGGACGGAGTTCATGGCCGATTGGAAAGCTGATACACAATTTATAGTTTACTTCGGAATTGCAATTTTGATCTCGGCTTTGTTAGGATCAAATTTCTTCTCAAAAATCAGTGCTTTTGTTACATCACCATTAACAACACTAAAAAAGCTTTTCGGTATTGTCAGTCAAAAGAAAAAATATAGAACAGATTAAGAGTCCTTTGGTAAGAGGGCTTTTTTCTTTTAAGAACTGCCATTGGCAGTTCTTTTTTAATTTGATAAGGAGTGTTTTAATTGGTCAAAGTCATCAAGAACTTTGTAAAAATCAATCAATACACCCGTCCCGGGCTGAAGCTTGCGGCAGTCAATGGAATTGTCATGCATTGGACGGCGACGCCCGGGGCCTCCGCTTTAAATGAGCGCAATTATTTCAATGGCACTTGCATTATTGACAAGCGTTATGCCTCGGCTCACTATTTTGTCGACCGCCATGAGGCACAGCATATTATTCCCGATCAGGAAGTCGCTTATCATGCGCATGATCAAAACCGCTGCTATGTCAGCTTCCTGAAGCCGAATGCCAATACCATGGCGCTCGGGGTCGAAATGTGCGTGGAAAAAGACGGTACAATCCATGAAAAGACGATTCGCAATGCGGCGGAGCTTGTAGCTGATTTGTGCAAGACATACGGTTTGTCCACAGATCGGATTGTCCGCCATTACGATGTCACCAACAAAAGCTGTCCAACCCCGTGGGTGAAAGATGCCGGCCAATTGTCAGCTTTCCGTAAAAGAGTAGACGCCATTTTGGGAACGAAAACCGTATCCGTGTCGGCTGCCTCCACCAGCAAAACAAGCTCATCGTCGGGCATTATACTCAAAAAAGGAATGTCAGGCGCTCATGTGAAAAAGCTGCAAACGCGCTTGATCGCGGCCGGTTTTTCGCTGCCCAAATACGGGGCGGACGGAAGCTACGGAAACGAGACGGTGCAAGCGGTTGCTTCTTTGCAAAAGAAAGCGGGAATTAAAGCCGACGGCATTTACGGCCCGTCAACCGAAAAAGCCCTCGCAGCCGCTGAAGCGTCAGCGGGCGGTAAGAGCAAGACATGGACTCTTCCCGCCGGCATTTATAAAGTGAAAAGCCCGCTGATGAAAGGAACGGCCGTCACACAAATTCAGACAGCCCTTGCGGCTCTTTATTATTACCCAGATAAAGGGGCCAAAAACCACGGGATCGACGGATACTACGGAGTGAAGACAGCAAATGCGGTGAAACGTTTTCAGCTGATGTACGGTTTGGGGGCGGACGGGATATACGGCCCGAAGACAAAAGCGAAAATGCTGGCTCTCTTGAAATAA